TAATCTCTTTTTAAATTATAACACCTTCTGCCTAGCATTGCTACACAATTTTTCAGAAAATGCTAGAAAGTAGTGATTAATTTTTATGATGGATCTTATAATTGAAAATGAATTACCAATTGTTGTTCAACCTACTGTAGTTAATGTTTTTGGTCAGACCCAAGCTGAATTACTATCCCGTTTAAAATATTGGATGAATAGAGCTACAAAATATCGCAATGGTTTCTTATGGGTTTATAAGACATTAGATCAATGGGCTTCTGAATTAAACAAATCAACTAAAACTATTCAAAGAGCAATTAAGGATTTAGAAGATAAGAATGTTCTTATCTCGGAACAATTTGAATCTAAAGATTGGTATCATGGAAAATCCTATAGAATTGATTTAGATGTTTTGTATAAGTTATTAGGTGTTCCTAAACCTGTGGATAAAAAAAGACAAGATGTCCAAGAAGTTGAACAAAATGTCTCAATCATTACACCTAATACAACAATATCTAATAATGTATGTATGGGTTTAGAGGTTGATGAGGAGGAAAAGGAAGAATTTTGGAAGGATGAGATAAAAGATCTAAGTTTATTAAATGTTCTGAAGGATAGTAATATTGATCCAAATTCTTATGAGGGAATTAGTTTGTATAGAATTGCTATGTCTGTTAAAGCAACTAGCGATCAATTAAAAGAAGCTTTACACATTTGTTATAATTCCAAAACTTATATTAAAAACATATTCGGATTTGTTAAGAAGATATTACGTGATTTTATTTCAAGCGATAAATCATATTTCGACTATCATTATAGATCATCTTCTGTAAAACAGAGCAAGGTAGATAAATATGAGAAGTTTTATTTATAAAATAACCAAAACTAAGTTTTAAATTGCACCTAAATTGTTAAAATATGCTCATTGTAGAACATCCATACAAGTTTTTCACCTGTAATATGATGAATTCCTCCTGACTTTTGACGATGATGACAACAATTAGATATACTAGATGGAGAAATTTGATACTTTAAAGATGCTTCTATTGTGGAATTGAAAATTTCTCCATCGTTTAAACATATTATTTTTTTGTCTTGAGCGTCACTTAATATTTTAATAATTTCTCCTTCTGTTTTTAAAATATATTCTTCATAGTACATCCAAACCATTTTTTCTTTCGTATCTGGGTGTATTCCTGCTGATTTACATTTACGACTACAACATTTACTTATATCGCTATCTTCTATATTGTATTTATTAGATGCTGTGGTTATACTTTCAAATATTTCATTATTAAATAAACATATTATTTTTTTACATACTCTTTTTCTTCTTTCCTCGTTACCATTATAATCACACCATCCTAACAATGCACCTTGATTGAGATATCTTACAACTGAACTCTTACTTAATTTTAATCTTTGTTTTATTTCTAATGTGCTTTTTATGCCAATATTCCACAAATTACTAACTTCTTTAACCATACTATTACATGCCCACTCATTACACTTCAACCAATCTATATCCTTTTCTTTAAAATCTAATAACTGAGGTAACTTACTATTCATAATACTATTTTTTATCCAGTTCATATCTGATTCTCTACAATCTAAAATTATGTAATTTTTAATTTTATTAATCCTAGCCAACCATTCCTTATCGAAATCGTTCTCTTGGGTTTCTTTTAATGACTTATTCCATCTACCTGTTGTACGTTCTTCATAATGCTGATTTCCATGAGTTTCTATAATACAATTTATTTTTTCTATATAATTATCATATTTATATTTACCACACCACTTAAAAGTTGTTTTAGTTAATTGGGGTTTAAAAATTTTATTTAACTGTTCCAATACATTTACTACAAACTTTTCTGGGTAACTTATACCATCTCCACAACTATTGCAACCAAACCCTTGGCTTACTAAAGTATTAAGAGACGTTTCTTTTTCAAATCCACATTCAGGACATTTCATAGGTATTTTTGTATTTGCATAAACTGTATACTTTAATGCATCTTCTTTATTTATTAAATATTTCACCAAATAAGGATGAGTAATTGAGATAGAATTACATTGATTGCAAGTAATACTACCTACATGTCCATTAGTAAAGTCTTTAATGCGCTTTTGTTCCGATTTGTGTTCAGGATGCTCAAGACATTTAAACCAATACCCTCTTTCCTTTAAGCCATGAGAACCATAAGTAGTGGTTTGGGGACTTAATATTTTTCCATTCTTATCAACATTTAATTCGTAATCCCATCTTAACATTATTAAATCAGCATCTTCTTTAGATAAATTAATATAACACCATTCATAAAAAGAAGTGTATTTTTTGTATCCATTTTGTGCACATTTTACACAATAGTATTTACCATCTTCTTTTACATATTTATTATAGAATTGCCATGCTGTATTTTCCAATATCTCGCCACAACCATCACATTCAATATCAACTAAAACCATAGATTTATCAGATAAATCTTCAACTTTTACTATTATTTTTGTTCCTCTTTTTACAATTAATTTTTTTCTCCTATTCATTATTTTGGGTATATCATAACCTTTATTTTCAAATAATGTAATAGTTTTTGGATTTAATTCAACTTCAACTTCTTTTGTAATTAACATATCCTAACCTCCTTCTTATATTATATCTCTCCACTAACATTATACCATAAATTACATCTTATGTCAAACAAATATTTATTTATTAATTTAATAATCTCAAAGAAGGATGCCTTTCAGCACCCTCTCTAATATTAATTCTCATTCTCTATTCAAACAATTTAACAGTATTCTTAAAAATTCCTGCCATATCATTTGAATATCCAAATCTATCTTGATTTTTATCAATACTAGTCAATATATTACCATCATTATGTCTCATAGTTGAGGCTTTCCAATCACATATCATTTCAATTATATCAATCAAATCCATGTCTTTTATTCCATTAGGCCAATGTTCCGCATGGTGACGATTCTTAGCATAATGATGATCTAATGCTATTTTCAAATCTTTGAGAGTCTGATTGCTTTCTTCGCTACCATATGTGCTTCCTGGTAATTTTGAATTATATTGAGCAAAAATATCTGCCTCTATATCCTCTAATTTAGAATTATCATGATTTATTGCTCTTTCCGCTAAAGATTGAATTACTTGATTTATTAATTTACTTACCAGTTGTTTGTGTTTATATGTTTCACACATACTTTCATATTTTGTCATTGTATTTTCCTCCTAAATTATTTTAACATCCGTTAGGGCAAGCCAAATATCTTTCTATTATTCTACCATCTTCATATTCAATAAACTCTTTTAATGGATTTCTACATTCATGACATATTCCCTCTTGATTACAATATTTTTCGCTCTCAGAATTAAGATAATCAAAAATTGCACTTTCATTAAAAAGTGTAGTATAAGGGACTTTATTATTAAGAACCATTAACCACTCTAAACTTTCTACGTCATACTCAAGGAAATCTGCTATATCATTGCTACATTTATTATTTTTTAATAAATCATCTGATACATCCTCATTAATATTATTTTTTAATGATTGATTATACATATAATCTGCATAATCATTGCATGGGAAATTACAAGAACTATTCTTCGCTCTATCACACATATTACACATTTTATGTATTTCTTTATAGTTTTCTTTCATTTATTTCTCCTTTTATGATTACTACACTTATTATCTTAAATATTTGGCAAATAGTAATCAACAATATATCTTACTGCTTCTTCTAATGTTTCACATCTCTTAGTAATACATAATTCCATCCAAGGATGAGATTTATTTTTTTTAAGCATTTAAATATTAGGAATTATAACACTCTTCCAATGTTTTTCTGTTCGTATTTGACTTAAAACTTGTGGTGAAATATTATATTTACTTGTAATTTCTTTAGTAGTAAAACCTTGTTGTAACATCTTTTTAATTTCTATTACTATATCATTTGTTAATTTTGTTGCAGGATTATTTTCTCCAATTGTTTTTTTTGCTTATTTTCTCTTTTTGTTCCTTTGGTAATTTTTTACCCTTTTGACTATCGCTCATTTTTTGTTTTGATTTCATCGAATGCTTAAAATTACTTTTAATTTTACTTTTTGATATTTTTATATTGTGTTCTTCGGAATAAATTCTTCCTTTAAACGATATACTCATTTGTTGTTTTGTTTTATCAGTGTGTTTTCTACTAAACATTACTGATTCACCACCATGAGATATATTATAATAATCTTTACTTTCAACTGCATTATGATTTTTAATAAATTCTATTTCTAAGTTATTTAATTCTTCTTGAGAATAAACAATAGCAATAATTTCACGGCAAAAATTTTCTTTCCCGTATTTATTAATCGCGTTTTTTAAATATGTACCACTACCAAAATAAGACTTCCACATTGAATTAGTATCAAATACTTTTTGCCCTATATATTTCTTACCATTAATCATATTAGTTGTAATATAAATAAAACCATGAGGATCAATTATTTTTTCTCTAAATAAATTATTTTCTTTCAATATAAATTCCCCTGATCAAACATATTACAAAGCAATTCAATAACATCATCTAATGTATCGCAATAATTACTAATGCAACAATTAATATGAGGACTCCAATGTCTACCTTGTTCTCCAAACGCTATTACTGGTTTACCTAATTCTTTAAATCTTGTTAATTCAAATATTGTTCCAGGTGAGAAGTCTATATCATTAATGCAAACTACACAAATATCTGATTTATTAATGTAATAATTATTTTGGTCTACAATGATTTTTTCAGAATATGTATGATTAATTTCTTTTAAGAATGTTTTCACAGGATTAAAAGTTTGAACATCATTGTCGTCTGCCCATTCGTCTAATTTTTCTCTCCATTCACTTGCTTTATGCAATTCATTATTCCTATGATAATGGGTCATGCAACTAGCTTCATAAATTAACATTTAAATCTCTCCAATCTTTTCTAAAATATATTTAACACAAGTATCAAAATCATAATTACTAACCATATAATCAACTTCGTTGTTAACTATGTCATATGTGAATTTTTCTTCATCGTCTGATTTCCTTCTATTCCATTCAGATTCATCGAAATCAGACCTATTAATACATCTTTGTTTTCTAATTGGTTCATTTACATCAATAAAAAATGAAATTACATTTTCTTTAAAATGTTTCTTGATCTCGATTAATCCAAGAATATCGAGAACGACTATGTAACTATGCTTTGATAAATCAATACTGTCACAATGTAAACCATAATACCAAACATCAGGAACATTATTTACTAAGGTATTATATTTCCTACATTCAATAAATTCATTTTGTACAATCATGTCTTCAAATTGTTTTTTTGTAATAAAATGATATGGATTATTTTCTGATTCCGATGGACGCATAGGGCGTGATGTATGTGATATTACCATTTTGTAGTTATAATTGTCTGATATGTATTTCTGAATTGAGTCTTTCCCTGATGCTGAAAATCCTGCAAGGACAACAATCTTATTCAATTATCTATTCACCTTCCCACAAGAATTTTTCTCATTACAATATCCCAATACTTCACATTTTACTTTTGCATAACTTATAATTTTTAACCATTCACTATCCAGATCGCTAACAACACTTTTTAATTCTTTAATAAATTTTCTAAATTCCCAATATGCCCTAGTACATTCTCTAACTTCAACCATATGTAAAATTGCTCTTGCATTAATTTTTAAAACCATTTTACTTTCCATGCCTAATGGTAAAATATTAGCAATGTCTTCCTTTGGAATTCCTAAATTTTCTAATCTCTTGTAAGCATTTTGAATGTCCCATATAGTATTATTATATATTTCTAAGGCTAAATCATTTTTTACAATTGATTCAGGAGTAATATAATCGAACTCTCCATATTTAATATATCTGGTACTGGCTTGTAGTCTAGAAGTCCCAGATATATGGGTATAAATTTCACGGATAACTCTGGCAGAATATCCACTTATTTGTAAAGTAACATCTGCGTACTCTAAAACTCTTCCATGATTTGATTCAATACAGTCAATTCCTATTTGTGGCGAAGGAGTTGAATCCCAACAGTAACTAGCGCATTCTCCCATAAGTGATAGTGGATTTTGTGTATAATTGATTACTTTAATCAATATAATCTTCCTCTCTTAATTTAAAATTTAATCTTGTCATACTTACCTTTAAACCTATAAACGCATACATTTTTAAAACTATTACATTGTTCACATCGTCTTTCATAAAATAATAAAGGGTTCATACAGGTTGTTTTATTACCAATTGACTTGAATCCGTTTTTTAATACTTCCATCTCAATATCAGAAATTTCCTCCTGATTATCTTCTTGGTCTTTATTACTTTTTAACTCTTCTTCATTTGCTAATTCTGATTCATATTCTTCTAAGTTTTTTAAGATATTACCATTAATATCTTTTAACTCAGAATCATCTAATGAAAATTTAATACAATAATATTCGTTCTGATTCTTATGGTTTCGCTTAGTAATTATTGCAATAGTATTTCGATATTCATCTATAATTCCCTTATAGATAATGTTTTCTCCAATATCAAAAGAATATTTAAATTTAGATGGTTCACTAGTTTCTTTATATTTATCTTGCTTCTTAGACTTGCTTGATGTTTGACTAAGTAAAGATTTAGATTTTACTTTTGCCATAATTTTCACCACCTCTCTACAATAAACATTATATATTAATTCATTTACATAGTCAAATAAAATAATTATTTATGTATTCATAACTCAATACTGAGGAAACCCGATAGTCCTATCATCGACCCAAGTATCCCCCAAAGGTAAGCTAACACATATAAATCCTTCATTGCTTCTGTACAATATTAAAATGTGTTCACAATCTTCATGTGGACTAATCTCCCATTTTTCAAAACATAAATTAATATTTTCATTAATGGTCAATACATATCCATCCCAATAATCAGTATCAGATTTTTCAATTTCTATATCGTTTATTATTACATCTAATTTTACTCCAATTTCACCTTCTGTATTAGAAGATTCTATTTTAATTTGCTTGTTAAGAGTTTTACAATTAAACCATTCCAAATCAAATTCTTGCATTGTGTATTCCTCCTCTAATTTTACCTCTCTCAGACTTCACAAACCAATCCTTAACACAATTCCACCATAACAAAATTACAACTCATCCTACACACCATTCTGTCGCTCTCAAGCCATTTCTACTTCAATAAGTCAGGCTCATTTAACAAGTCATATGCGACCTTGATAATTTGTCTTAAAATAATATCACATTCTTCAAAATCTTTACCTTCAAAATCTGTGATTAAAAATTCCATCATTCTTTCATAATGTTTTGATTCTAATTCTTTGGTTGTTAAAATTTCTTTGTTTGATATATTTACATTATTTCTCATTTTATCATTCTCCTTTTAAATTTTATTTCATTAATATGTGGCAAAGTGAAATAATAATTATATTTTATATTACTTATTTAACTTTAGATACTTTATATTTTAAACAATTAAGACTATTGCATTGTACATCTTGATTTAACCAACAAACATTCATATAATCATAATCCAAATTTTCTAATCCTAAACATAAAGCAATTGAATTTGCTTGATTATGTATACATTCGATAATATTACATTGTTTATACATAATAAAATAAAATAAAATAACCTCCTACCAACTCTTATAATCAGTGAAATCAATTACAATATCACACTCAGGACATACTCCTTTATATGTAGAACCTATTCCATCCCCATATTCAAACAATAGTAAATGCCTTTTGTCTTTATCACATTCAGCATAAATTCCTTGTGGATTCATTTTATCTGTCTTACCAATATAAATATAACCTTTTCTAATCAATCTCTTCTGTGCTTCTTTATCATATTGATCAGCTTGAAGTTGTGTAATTTGATTTTGAATTTCTTTAATATATGATTTACGTATGTCTCTTTTAATTTCTAATCCAAGAATATCTTTTCTAATATTATCTAACTCTTGATTAGATGATTCTAATTGATCTTGTAATTGAGTAATTTGAATATTTATATCAAGCATTTTATTTCACTCCTTAATAATTATTTTATGATTTATGATTTAATAACTTTTAATTCCAATGCTACATGTTGCTCTCTTCCCATAACATGATATTTATTGATATCAACTACTTTGTAATTTTTAATGCTTCCTTTAATAGTGATTTGATCATTGAGTTCATAATTTGGATTATTAGAGGTGTATGCTGTTACTATCTCATCTTTGGAGTTATAGAGTAAAATATCTATAATTAAATTCCCTCCTTATCTAAATCTAACAATCCATCTTCGTCTTTTCTTTTACAGGAATAGCAAATGTTTTTATTACATTCTGTACGATATGATCTTGATTGAGGTTCTTTACATTCATAGCAAGATAATTGAGTAGATTTAATACCATCTGGGATTACGCTTCTTCCTGATAGATAATTATATTTCATATTTTGTTGATTACTCCTTTATTAATAAATTTTATAGATTAAATAACTTCAAATTCGTTATGATAGTATATTTCTGCCAATCCTCTTCTGGCATCTATTTCAGATAGTTTGTATTCATTCATGAATTCTTCAACTAATTTGTAGTTGAATTTATACATTGCTTGAAGAATGTAGTTTTCCTTGTTTGTGATCATTTTGATTTATTCCACCTTTCCTTTTAAGTTTATCTTTTAAACCTACAGAAAACCATTATCTTTTATTAAATCATGAATATGCTCTAAATAATTAATAATTTTACCATTATCCTCTGCATATTCAATTTCACTTCTCGTACTACTCCCTATGTATCCATCTTTATTGATTACATAAATCTCATCTGCCATATCAATTTTTCTCTTATGCATATCGTCTAACATAATTTTTATATCCTCTGTAAGAACCGTTTGATAATCTCCATCGGCATGACCAAATAATCCAACTGAGATAACTATATTGCCTTGAAGTGTCAATTCTTTTTGTGCTTTAAGAAATTCATCTTTAAATTTTGTACTGCCACATAGAGTAATTACTTTGTATTTGTTTTTAATATGTTTCTCTTTATGATGGCATGCATTACAAATATATGCTTGGAAATATGAATCCCAATAAGATAAATAACCACATTTTTCACATTGTTTAATTTGTTCCAAATATATTACTCCTTTCAATATACGAGCAAATAGGTTTTTCGAATGATTATTCTTTCTCCTCTTTATATATTTTTATCAATTCTTCTCTGCAATATTTACAAGACTTTTCTAGTTGAAACATTCCCAACAACGCAATCCAGATCCACAATCGTT